TTTATTTATTTATTTATTTATTTAGGAAGTTATACGTTCAATTAATATAGCTTATTTATCTATATTAATTAAATGGAAAATATATATTTTACGAGTCTAATAATTTCTTTTATATTTTTACTGGCTAAATTTTTTGAAATGAGATTTATTACAAAAGAAAATAAATCTTTAAAAACAATTATAATTGATACTATTATTGTATATTTCAGTGTTGTAATTGGATATCATATTATTACCCAATTTTCTTTAAAAACTATCGCGTTAACTGAAGCCCCTGTTTTTATCGATAAACCCAAATTTTAATTATAAAAATAATATATATCTTTTATATAGTATATGAATACATTATATAAAAGATATATATTATTTTTAATAGGTTGTATCGGTTCACGATTAATTCTTGTGTATATAGCAAAAAATATTTCTACTAATTTATTGAAATATTTAGGTTATTTTTTATTAATACCGGCATTAGGTTTTACATATATATATTTAACTGATAGTAGGAAAACTGGTAAAGAAGTTTTTGGTAATAAAATTTGGTGGAATAAATTAAGACCAATTCATGCTTTATTATATTTTATATTTTCATATAACGCAATAATTGGTAATAAATGTGCTTGGATATATTTATTTATTGATGTACTATTTGGATTAATAAGTTTTTTAACATATCATTTCTTATACTGATTCAAGTATATCAATATTGCATATTTTTGATCCTTTTTTTATTTCTTTCTTAGGAACAATATATTTATTAAAATATTTATTGTTTATTTCATCAATTGGACGATGATTATGAACCTTTCGAGCTATCATTTTATATAATTTAAAATCTGGATATCTCTCTTCTCCATTCGTTTTATATAGTATACTTCGTCCCGTATCATCATCGCACCAACTCATGATTATTTTATATATAGGCTCACGTATTTCCTCTAATGTTTCATATTTCTCTGTAATAAAATCATAGATTGAACATCCTAACCTACATAAATCAAAACTATAATTTGGTTCTATACATGGTTTATCTTTATTATAATATGGTTCGCAATTATATTGACTAGATGCGTCACCTTCATTATGAAAACTATCACTGCAAATTCTATTATTTTTATACTCATAAATTGCTCTTCCAAAATCTATAATTTTAAATATTTTTCCAAATGTTTTTACTTTATAATGTTTATTATTTAATTTATAATATAAATATGTTTTATCAGTTTCTATATACATTATATTATTTGTATGAAGATCATTATGTGTTAAATTAAATAATTTTTGATATGTAATTAGCATCATTAATATTTGTAATATTATTCCTCCTAATTCTTCATGAGTTAATTTATCTTCTATAAATAAATAATCTAATGTATTACTACATTTTTCTAATGCTATAACTTGTATTGGAAATTTATCAATTGATACCATTATACTTTCAACATCTGATGAGTCATCGCTGTATATTTCATCACTATTTTCACTATTTTCACTATTTTCACTATTTTCACTATTTTCACTATTTTCACTATTTTCGGTATTCGATGATCTTGATGAAAAATCAGAATTAGATAAATTAGTCGATTTTGTAGAATTTGAGGATTTTATTGAAGTTATTTTATTATCTTGATTTGTAGATGATAAATATATTTCTATTATAGAAGATATATCTGTATTATTATTGTTATTATTATTATCATTAATATCATCTAATGATGTAATATCTGTTAAATTCAATATATTATCATTATTATCCAAATCATTTAAATTTATATTATCACCTAAATTTAATACTTTTTTATTGCATCTTGTATCTTCTTTAAATAATTCTTTATGTTCAGAATTTATAAATGTAAATAATGTATTCGTATTTTTATGAAAAAAATCTTTATCAGCTAACATATCTATATCATCTCCAATATCTATATGTAAATTTTTCTTATATCCTAAATATGACCCATAAAAATCTAATCCATGAAAAAAATGCAATCTATTATATAATTGACTTGTAAGATATGTGAAAAAACTATCAACATAAGATGAATTATTTTTATCTTTTATTTTATAATGACTATTATCATTTTTTAATTTAGGAAGAGTCATTAAATTATTATCACATATATCATATTGTCCTGCCATATATTTAAATGGATCTAATAATGGACATAATTTAAAAAATATATTTTTTTCTATAATATCATTATTTTCATTTTGAATTCTTCCTAAAAATATATTTTCTGTTTGTTTTTTTATTAATGAATGTAAATTATTTTGATTATTTAAATTTATTGAATTATAATTTGTTTCATTTAATGTGAAAAAATTATTATATAATGGGATATAATTTTGACATGTTTCCATATTTAATAACTCTACATCTTCAAAATTTTTGAATAGATCCAGATTATTTATTTTTTTATAAGATATTTCCATTATCTAAATAATAGATATTTTAATAAATATTATAACTTATTTAGCGTTTTTATATAATTTTTTATTTTCTTAAAGATTATTAAATGACCTTACAACTTAAAAAATTTGATATGAAAAGTATTACATTTAAAGCCGATCAAAATACCGGTCCTGTTATTGTAATGATTGGTCGCCGTGATACAGGTAAGAGTTATTTGGTAAGAGATATGTTGTATTATCATCAAGATATTCCAATTGGAACTGTTATTTCCGGTACTGAAGCAGGTAATGGATTTTATAGTCATCATGTTCCTAAATTATTTATTCATGATGAATATAATAGTGCTATTATTGAAAACATTCTCAAACGCCAACGAACTGTTTTAAAACAGGTAAAAAAAGAAATAGAGTCATATAAACGTTCGAATATTGATCCGCGCGCATTTGTTATTCTAGACGATTGTCTTTTTGATGATAAATGGACTCGTGATAAAATGATGCGTTTATTATTTATGAATGGCCGTCATTGGAAAATCATGCTAATCATCACCATGCAATATCCTTTAGGTATTCCTCCAGTACTAAGAACTAACATTGATTACGTGTTTATTTTGCGCGAACCATATATCGCAAATCGCAAACGTATATATGAGAACTATGCTGGTATGTTTCCAACATTTGAATCGTTTTGTCAAGTTATGGATCAATGTACCGAAAATTATGAATGTTTAGTTATTAATAATAATGTTAAATCGAACAAACTTCAAGATCAAATATATTGGTATAAAGCCGAAAATCATAAAGATTTTAAACTTGGTTCTAAACAATTCTGGGATATTTCTAAGGATTTAAATTCTGATGACGAAGAAGATGTATATGATCCTAATGCACGAGGTCAGGGTAATAGAAAAGGTCCAAAAATTAGTGTCCAGAAAAATAGGTGGTAGTAATAAATGGGTTACCCCTTTAAATTTTTATATTGATTTAGACTATAAACATCTCGCTTTCCCAATTGGGAAAGCGGTTTATAAAGAAGAAGAATCTTTGCTGTGCGCTATCGCATAGCAAAAGAAATGACCAGGTAAAGGTGGTTATAATAAACAAATCATTATGTTTAAAATCTAAAACTAAAAAAGGCATCCGAAATTCATGAATATTATTATCACTTTTATAAAAAGCGCTTTCAAATATTAAAACCGCTTTGCCAAATTGCAAAGCGGTTTCTAAAGAAGAAAAATCTTTGTAAGAATACTAATATAACACCATTTATTTTAATTAAAAATATAAATTTATAATATTTTTAATTAATTATTAATTATTAGTTTTGGTAATAATTTCACATTAGATTTATTTATTGGTGATTTTGGGGATAATTCTGGGGATGATAATATATTATTATCAGTATTATCAATATTATCATTAATATCAGGAGTTATATTTTTTGCCTTAGAAAATATTTGTTCTAACCAATTTACCGGTTGAACCCCATATTTACCACTACTACTACTAATAGTTGGTGTATTTGAACCTGGTGGGAAAAAGATTTCAAATGTATATTTTTTACTATCTAAGTTTTTTATATTAATTGAACTGTTAAAATATTTTTCTGATAATTCTTTTAATTGAGAAATTACTTTTTTATTTGCTGTAATAAAATCTTTAATTTGTATTTGATTATTAGGCATCTTCTTTAAAGCACTTGCTATATTACGTTGTAAATTTTGTATAAGTGTTATAAATAGTTTATGATTTTTTTGTTCATTTTGGTTGGATTGTGATATGGGTATTTCTTCTGATGATGGAATTGATTCATTTGATACTCCTGTTGCCGGCATACCTAATATATTTCCATAATAAATACTTAATCGTTTTAATTCATTTAAAAAAGATTCTATTTTTGTTTTCGGATGTATATTTGATAAACTTGGCGGTCCTGGTTCTG